AACAGCATCTTTGATCAGTTTCTCTACAGGTCCATACTCGCCCTTCTCAAGATGATCAGCACTCTTAAGAATAGCCCTCTCAAGTTCTTGTCGTTTAGTAAATGCCTCGAACTCTTCTAAGAACCAGTCATAATGACCATCGTCGAGTTCTTCTAATCGTTCGACGCTAACATCAGTCGTAGCCTTGATCTGTATAGGATCAGGCATAACATTATATTTCTTAGTATGCTCTATGATGAATTCTGCCACTGGGCGCAATCTGCGATCAAAGTTGGCTGCATTCATTATATTCATCACGCGGGTATACAACTCCGCGTTCGTTACCATCATTCGCAAAAACAATGTCTGTACATCAATGTTGTAGTCGTTTATCAAGTTGTTTCCTCTTTATTTCGGTCTTGATCTTGCTGTTCGTTGCCGACTGCAAGATACTTAGTAATGTAGGTAGTTTGCCATATTTTATCACAGCGTCATTCACATCCTTTATACCTTCGTCCCAATCAGGTATGCTGACATAGAATCCTAAATCTAATGCACGGTTGATCACATCCATACCGCTTTTATCTTGATCTGGTACTACTATGATCTTGCGATTTAGATTTCGTAATATCTCTGCCTGTTCATCACTGATAGCATTAGTAGTCAACGCACAACCATTTATGCTCAATGCATCGAATATACCTTCAACAACGATGCATACTTGCCATTCTGGTTTCTGCAAGTCAACACCAAACAGATATCCACTTTGTTGTTCGCTGATGAATTTAGGCTTGCGATCATCTAAGTATCTGCTAGTGTGTCCTACTATCTTATTTTCATATGTGAAAGGTATGATCACACGATTATTTTGCCTACCTTCTTCGTCAGGCGTACACATGAACGGATAACTGTTATATGATATCTTTCTTTTCTGTAGATATTCAACGAACGGCATGTGTTTAATATTATTACCGTCAATCAATTCTGCTTCAGGTAATGGCATCTCTTTGAATTTTATTTTCTTCTTTTCTTTTTTTGCTTTTGTGAAGTCAAGCAAGTCTTTGTGTTGCAGGCTCTCAAAACTATACCTGTCTATCTGTTCCTTATCCATACCTAGATAAGCAAGCAGTTGCCTAGTATTTTTAGTGATGGACTTACCTAATGTGAATCCACATTTGAAGCCGCAATTGAAACAATGATAACTCCAGTTGTCTCCGTCTGAAAATTTGATGCCGCCTCGACCTCTCTTGTCAACCGTATGCCCACGATGATGGCAGCAGACAGCATTGAAACTATGCCATCCGCTCTGCGTGAGTTTTTTCTTGCCCGGAATTAACTGTAGAATGTCGAACACTCTGTAATTATAACATAGTGTTGTGCAAAAACAAATACTATCGGTAACTTATCTTGCCAAAATATTTGATACTACACCGGTATTGCTGGTGAATGCCATTCTTATGAATGGGTGGAATCCCCTCACAGTAAAGCCCACTGTCTCTGTAGTCTCTAGATATTCTTCGGCAGTGATCGGATACCAATCTGTCAATGAACTGCTGAAAGTTCCTTCGATTGCAACTTCACCGTTGTACTCATGTAGGTGCGCTTGTATAGTCAATATTGGATTATCTTCGGTATTGATGACTGAACTATAATAAGTGTTAGCATTAGGTAATACATTGTCTATGCTATTGTTGATATCTAGGTTAGGGAAAGGTTGGCCAGTAGGTATCGTCACAGTCTCACTTGGTACGAAACTTGGTAACACGCTGTTGACTACATTGATCTGACCGCGGGCACCTGCTGCAGGATCCACAAATACCGGATAATCGAATTGTCCCTCAGGAATCTCTAAACTATAATGACACATCTGCGCAGGGATGTCTTCTATCTCAGCAGCATTAAGTTGTAGATATGCTATACCAGTCAGTGGTAGTTGCAATGTCAATGCTTTCTTGACCAATACTTCAGTACCGTCATAGTTTAAAATACGACAAGTAATAGATTTCCCAGTAATATCGACTGGTTTTTGTTCTTGGTTCAAAAACTGAAACTGTAATTTGTTATCTACACCTTTGTGTAGAGTCATTGTTTTAGCATATACTGGCATAAAGGCCCTCGGACTGTTTCCTGAAAGTAGGACGACAATCTGGCGTTGTGTATATAAAAATACTGCTGTACTATATCCTACATTTGTGACTGTCACAGATTATCGCTCCTCATTGTATTTAGTTCGATAAAATTAAAATATTTTATTGGAAACCCAATTATAAATAAACGCAATGACTATCGCTAAAGACTTTTTTAATAAACTGACTGAAAATCACCCATTCATCACGGTTGTCTCATTTGCCAGCCAGGACTATGTAGGGATCGTACAAAACCGTGACGATCAATGCACAAGCATATATGATTATGGCGCTATCGTTGATTCGGAGGCTAAACAGTTATTCTTAGAATTAGGTGAGGTTTGGTGGTGGGAAAGCAACCGTCAAATACCTATAAACATCTTTTTGAAGGAAGAATGGAACCCCTTCAAGCCATATCTACGCACATTTAATAACAAGAACCTAGTGATACTGCATGGTCCTATCGTTAGCCTCAACGAACTGAACAAGCGCCGTAGCAAGCGCCGCAGCATCACATTAGTTAAAAGAATGCCTTGATTTTTTCTTGCGTCTTTTCGTAGCCAATTCTAGGCTAAGTTTTCCTACCCTATTATCATAGCAGATACCGTCTAAGTGATCACGCTCATGCTGGAATACCCTAGCAATGATACCCGAAAACTCAGTAACGATCTCAGCACCCACAGCATTATAGTATCTGACTTTGACAGTCTCGTTTCTTTTGACATTCAACCATAGATCGGGAAAACTCAAGCACCCTTCTTTGTCCATGACTTCCCCCGAACCCTCTATAATCTCGGGGTTAATGCAAGCAAATAGTTTAGACTCGTTGCCCATGACGAATATTCGCTTACTGATGCCTACTTGGGGGCAGGCAAGACCTATACCATTGTTCTCCATCATGACCTTAGCCATGCGTCTGATGAGGTCGTTGGGGTCGCCATCAACTGTGAAGTCCCAGGGTTCTGCTACCTGTCGTAATACAGGGTCATTTTCTTTAACTAGTTGTAGTTCCATTTTTCAATAAGTTCATATGCACTACCACAAGATGCGCATAGGCAACTGCGTGTGACTTTTTAAAAGTATAAGTTCCTTCTTCACGATCCCATATCGTCTTTGCTACTTCGTTCCATGTTCTACCGATCAAGTGTTTCTTACCTGGTCTGATCACAGCGAGAAACATAGCAAGTCTTGGAATACTATTTACAGGCTCAGGCATCTTGCGCAAACTGTTATAATGATTACCTAAGTGTATCAGTTCGCTAACAATGTTTGGATCATTCAACATGTCCCAGTCAGGCTCACACATGAGTTCTACAAGATGCTTCTCATCATTCACCTTGTTATAGACATGCACATTGAGCAAGTCTAACTTGAGATAACCGCGATCTTCTGCCATCTCGTAGTCTAACGCACATAGATCATTGATTGGATCATAAGGTATATCTGTAACATAGACACCTGTGTTGTGCTTTTTAACTTCGTCTTTGCGTATCGCAGCCTTGGTATGACTGATCAGAGACAATAGTTTATCTCTGTCACCTAAGTCAATGTCGATGTCACTTTTAAATTTCATAGTTCTACCATCTTGATACCGCGCAACAACATCTCAACGCTGATTGCTACAAGTATAAGACCCATCAATCTCTCCATAGCGATCAAGAATCTTTTACCTAGTATATGCTGAACTCTGTCTCCGATCAATAGCAACATCATGCTTATGGCAATACCGGCACCTAATGCACCTACCCATATCCAGAAATCGTCTGGTTGTTGGCTAACTAATAACATAACAGTAGCCAAGGCACTGGGACCTGCGATCAATGGTATGGCTAACGGCACTATGAATGGTTCGTGATCTAACACTTCTTCTTCGGCTGCTGTATTGCTAGGGAACACCATTCGTATAGCGATCAAGAACAATATCACAGCACCTGCTAGTTGCAGGCTTGTGCTTGATAGCCCAAGCATCTTTAAGAAATGCTGACCCGCTATCATGAACGCAAACAATATCACGAAGGCGATCATATGCTCACGCACTATGATCCAACTACGCTTCTCTACAGGATAGTTTTTTAGTGTGCTGCTGAATATAGGAAAGTTACCGAACGGATCAAAGATCAGTATCAATAATGTCAATGCTGATATAAATGTGTAACTCATAACCAAGTCAAACTAAACAATATAGCGTCCTGTTCATTTTTAAATTCAAATCTATACTTGCCGGGTATGCTTCTACCGCCCCAGAAACAACACCATGTACCTTCTCTATTATCTATAGCACTCCATCGCTTACCAAATCTTTCTTCACACCATTTTATCTGATAATGATGACCTGTAGTAGGTTTACTAGGAGCGAATATAGTGTGCCAATCTTGTATCATCGCCATGTCAGTAAAAACATAATCTCTTTTTGTTCATCAAGTATCTCTACATATGTTTTAGGTGGATTGCCCGCTATCCTCAATACCCAACTTATACCATCTTTACTACGCCATTCGATAAATTGACTGACAGAACTACTCGTATACTTTTGTCTATCACTATGGAAATTTTCTTGAATATTTTCTTCAAGCCATTCTAGCATACCCATGTAACCATTAGTGCTAGGAAACATATGTCTGCGTACTGCTTTCACTATTTTGTTAGTCCCAATTTCCTGTATGCTTCTTGTACTTTGATAGCCTGGCGTTCAGCATCTTCAACTGCTTTGTGCGTAGTCTTGTAACCGCCGTCTTTGAGTTTGACATTGGCTAACTCATACAATGTCCTTGTGTCTCTGACTGTATAGAAAGGCCAAGGAATAGGATTAGGTCTGTCATTCAGTGCTTGACGGAATGCTGTCTCTGCTACGACCACATCGAATGCTGCGCCGTTGCTCCACACAGCCCTGCGATTCCATCCGAACTTATACAGTTCTTCCATACACTCACGGAAACTGATGCGTCCAATATCACCCATAGCCTCTTCAATTGCTTCGGGACTTTGCTCACCCCACCAGCGAATCGTATCGTCATTGATAACACGGTTGAATACTTCTGTCTGCTCTTCTATAGTAGGGCGCAATTCAAGTTTCTGCACTACACCATCACCATAAGGATCGAAACGAACGACACCAATAGTAAGGATGACACAATAAGGACTTGTGTCAAGTGTCTCCATATCGATCATTATATCATTTGCCATGTTTTAAAATATACACTATAAATTTCTTTTCGTCAATCACCTTGTAATCGTCAGTCATCATACCTTCATTAGTTTCGATAGGTCTGAATCCATATTTGTTTTCAAGCCAAGTAATATATTCCCTATGATCTCTACTATGTGTCTCTTCGTAGAACTCTAATTTGAGATTCTTTAGATTTTGCCAATACTTCCAGCGAGATAATCTCTTATCGATCTCTGGATCATCATCGTCAAAATCTTGAAAATCTTTAGGAACTTCTACCATTGCTTGACCAAATATTGTCGATCTTTGATACTTCTTCAATTATACTATGGTCAAGGTAATTTAGCAACAATGCGGGGCGTTCGAGGTTACCATTATTAGGCATGCTGCTGTGCAAGACCCTACAGTTATAGAATAACACAGTGCCTTTGGGCATATGATGTTGCTTCATGTTTTCCATGAACCAGCGATTATATGTACTATTGTAGCATTTGTCTATATCGAAATCACGCTTTTGACTAAATGGTACAAGTCCTGTCGAACCGTTATCTTTAGTAGTATCGACTAGGCTGACTATGCACTGTATACCTAGCAACCTCTTATCAAAGTTATATTGTTTGAATCTATAAGGTGTATCCACATGCGGGTTGATCCATGTGTTGCCCGCTTTGATGAATACTGTATCGCTAGCATAGAATCTTAGATTACCGAAATTGCTTGTGATGACAGGATCAACGATCTTGAGTATCTTTTTAACTTCAGGGAATTCACTGACTTCTTGGCTCCACCATACTGTGATATCTTCTAGGTTCTTGATATCATCACGCTCGGCATAAGCCTTGTTGGAACTCACAGCACGGACAGGATACAAGTCCTTTAATCGTTTGTTGAAATCGGCGATCAATAGGCGCGGGATCATGCCTTCTAACAAGACATAACCTTCTTTGTTGTTGATCGTATCCTTTATATCTTTCATCATTCCCACACTAGGCTGAAATGTATAGCATCTTCTTCGTTTTTGAACATGAAATCCATGTACTCTTCAGTTGGATGCGTTATGAATTTATCTCCCGGCAAGCCAAACTGTTCCATAGCCCATGCGCAAGTCTCATCCCAACGCTGTACCGTGTCACCTAATTTCCATGGTATGCGTATAGTATATTGATAATTATTGTCTTTGTTAAAATGAAATAGCATCAGTATCCCGCCGCTTTAAGCAATTGCTTCACTTCTGGTATGATATTCTTGCTACGCTTGAACTTGATGGCCCACTGCTCAGGATTGATATATTCAAGTATCATCTTTTGCTGTGTAGCATCAAGTTGTTCTATGAACTCTAATCCGCTCTCGCTCTGATACAGCATCCATGGGCTGATCTTACCCTTAGTGATCTCATAACAGATTCGATTGCGATTGCCATATCTAAATGTGTCTTTAGTCTGTATCTTATCTAATTCCGACAACAATACTGTAGTCTCAATGCTGCGGGCGATGGCATCTAATGGGTCCTCGCTCTTCATATATTCTAACAAGAATCTATTATAATTCGTGTCACGGTTCCATGTATCTATGCTGATCTGTTCTTTCAACAACCAATCAACATACCTGCTAGGATTCAACACATGAACTTCTGCACAATAGTTGCCGAACTTCACGAACGCTGTATAATATGCGCTCTTAGCAAAGTCCATGTAATCTTTCTTTGCTTTGCGGCTATGCTTAGTATAGAACTGCGCCCAAGCACTAAACCCTATGCGATTACCTATCTTGTCACGATCATTATAACGGCGCTTTGTCTCACATAAATGCTTGAGCATAGTACTCTCACGCATGAAAGTACTGCCACAAAAATCACACTTGTGATCAGTTGCCGTGTTGTTTTTCGTATTCTTGGATTTCATCGTCTGTGACAAAATTACTAAGTGCTTCAATATCATCTACCTTTAATTCAGGAAACTTCTGTGCTAGATATACTTTCTTGTGTTGTTGCTCTGTGTACAACTTGCTGAACTCAGTCAATGTGGCATCATCAGTCTTAGGATAAATCTTTTTGTAATACTCTTTGATATCCTTGAGTGATGCTTTCTCTTTGAGTTTGCCTACATTCTGCTTGATCTGCGGTATCCACTGATGAAACTGCTTGCTACCGAATCCACTAGTACACAACATCAACCATTGCAGTTTGGGATGCTTCTGTATGTTCTCATTAAACATATATTTGTTGGCGAACTCATTAGTGCTGAGTACATAGAACTGCTGCAATTCAGTCTTGCCTTTGATAGCACTAAACCACATGATCATCATGAAGGGAACGAACTTCTTCTTTTGCTCTTCAGTCAATCGATCATAATAACCATAATCCTTTTTATCCAGCGCGGCAAGGGCTTCGAACATGTCGAAGTCCATGTCTGTGAATTTCTCGTCTGCTGGAACTGTTGACTTAGCCATTATGCTTTCAAGTTCTCATATGTAATGATTTTGCCGATCTCGTCGCCTAGATCCTTGTCATCTGTGATGATATGCAGTCCATGATTGTTGCGATCTTTATGCCTATCATATGTTCTAGTTTCTACGATATGACCACCACTTGCACGATAAACGGTAAAATTCATTCCCGGGCTGTCGATGCTGTGGCCCCTACCACTAACAAGACCAGCCTTGGTTGTTGGCATAGGTACTGCTTCAGAGTCATGTCTACTATCCCATGCTTCTACACATTTCTTAGCGAACCACTTATCAAACCACTTCATTTTTGTCCTTTCAAAATACTTGATTGTAATCTACGATCTCACAATTACGGCTGATCTCTTTGACGAAATATACACAACGAGGCTTGGGCCCATCATCGATAGGTACACATAAGAATTGTCCATTGCGTAATCTTGGAGCATACCATGTGACATCGTGATAGATATCTACGATCTCAATGGGCAAGAAACTTGGGCTAAATGCAGTCAACGGATTGAATTCAAATGCACTGAACCCACGATCATTGAGACTGCTTAGTGGTAATGTCTCAAGATCGCCATGCTCCTTTTCTCCTATCAATATTTGCCAGTCTAACGGCATCTTGACCTTACGATCTCCGATCTGTAACACTAGTGCTGCCGCATTGAAACTCTCAAGGAAAATCAATGGAATATAATGATAGTCTACATTCTGAGGATTGCTATTGTCGAGTATAGCGAAACGCAGATCATCGATCTCCTCAGGAAGCGTTTCTAAATTATAATACGAATTTTCTAGTGTTAATATACGCATGTTGTTATTTTACTACAGACCTCTTTAATAGTCAAGTTTCTCCAATGTAAATGGATACTTTGCTTCTTTGTAATACGCCTTTCGTTGAGTGAGATGCCTCTTTGCGAATTTGCAATCGCTAGTGATGTCCCAGATTTCTACATGATCTTTATCTTCTGCCTTGCGTATGCCCCGTCCAATACTTTGTATAACGCGGACAAAGCTTTTTCCGGGCTCAATAAGAACCAGATTAAAAATACGTGGGATATTAATACCCACAGCGGCCACACCGTAAGTCGCCACAATAATCTTTTTATCGCTAGTTTTAACCTCATCGTATTCCTCTTTCCTCTCCGTGAGTTTCGTCTCACCGCTGATGAATACTGCATCTTTTAACCTTTCTATAAGTTCTCGACCTGCATTTACACGGTCTACTAATACTAATGTGTTACCGCTATCCTTGATCTTATCGATCAATTGTGCGATCCTATCTAATCGTTTTTCATCCTCAAGCAAATGTTTCAATTCGCTTTGATAGTTAGTGAACTCTACACCATCTTTCAACTGAACGATGTTTACATGGCATTGAGCGAGAACTCCCTTCTCTTGTAACTCGGCTGCGCTGAGTTTACCAATCACGGGTCCTAGGCTTACAAGCAATGCTACTTGCTCATATGCAGCCTTAGGTATAGTACCAGTCAGTCCCCAACGAATAGGAATCTGGCTGAATGGCCCAGTCAATAGTTGCTTTAGTGCATCAGCCTTGGCCATATGCACCTCGTCAACCATGACACAGACAACATCCTCGATGAACTCTTTGATGTTGACTTCTGCTTCACCTGCCTTAGTATTCTTCAATAGGTTATTGAGGCTTTGCCAAGTACAGATAGTATGCTGTTTGTTATACTCTTTACGATCACCGAAATATACGCCTACATCAAGTCCTAGATTGATATAGTCAGTCTCAGTTTGTACGACAAGGCTTTTATTGGGCACGATGACGATGCTACGACCATAATACTCTACACTCTTTGACAATGCAGCAGTCATGATAGTCTTGCCTGCGCCCGTCGCTACTTCTTGTATGCATTGCGGATTCTTCAAAAAGTTATTGACGATATCTACCTGATAGTCACGCAACATGATAGGCTTGCCTTGTTCCACATGACCCTTAGGCCAAAGTTTGTCGCTGAACGAATCCGCGGACACTTTAGCAAAACTGAAACTTGTCGTGTACTCACGCAGGTCTACCAGTTCGATATCATAATCGTACTCTTCTAGCACAGCAACAACATCAGGAATCAGATTGATATATGTGCTACCAGCAAGGCTGCAATAACTGACTTTGCCGTTCCACCTACCTAATCGTACTGCTGGCAGATATCTTGCGCCGGGAACTTCATGCTCAAACTTACGCATGAGTGCCTTGCGACAATCTAACTCAAGACCTTCTACCTTGCAGTTTACTTCATCTTTGATGACTATCTTTGCCTGTCTCATTTGATCTCCACTGGTCTTGAATTTGTTATATGGATCATCTTACCTATCTTTTTAGGTTCGATACCCAATGTAGTTATTTTTTCATGACCCAATATGCGCCGGACAATGACAGTACCATCAACTATATTGTCTACATTACCATGTATAGTTATACCATGATCCTGTAGTGTAGTTCTGATAACTTTGTCTATCACGCTGGCGTGCTTTATAGGGATATAGATATCTGTTATACCTAACTTTTTGAAATACTCAATTTTATCTAACAACTCATCGAGGTCTAACTTAGCAAGATACTGGCTAGCGAACAACTTCAACGGATCGTCATTGATGATCTTTTGATCTATCTCAATGCCATGTCTGCTTAGCCAATACAAAGTCTTAGGGTCATCATTCAATTCGATGTCCTTTATAGCCTCTGCGAGATTTTTGTTGATATTGTTGATATAGTATTTACCCTGGCTAGTGGTTAAAATGGGCACCTTGGTCGTGTTCTCAAGATGCTGTAACGGCTCTATCAGTTGATTGATATCATCGCTGATGTCCATTTTCTCAAAGAACATGTTACAAGTATCGATAGCCAGCCTCAACGAATGAGTATAGAATCTGCTACGGTAGACACGCTGGTCCTTGTTCCATATGAAAGTATTGTACTTTGCTAACTTGAATGAACGAACGAAATTAGTATTGAAAGGCGTGCGCAATACCAGTTCATCACCTTCTAGGTACAACCTGGGAACAAGATATTCTTGGCTGCTGTCTACTACTTTGACATCCCAATTTAATTGCTGTAGTTGCTCAATGTTGTGTCCATTCTTGCGCAACTGCCTCTGATACTTGAGCACCAGTTTATCGAAAAGTTTATTTTGGTTCGAAGTGACCTGATTTTTCTCTCTGATGATATAAGTCAGATTATTGAAAAAACCATAATCTTTCTTGCTAAGGTGCACATGACCTTTCATCAAGTAATGAAGTAGGTGTTCTTTCTTTTGCATCACAATATTATACAACACTAATTGACATACCTCAAATAAAAAGGAGAGAGGGCCTTTCGACCCTCTCTAGAATCGTATCTAGGAGTGAGATTAGATACGCTTCATTACTGTATTCTCAGCAAGATTCTGCCAGTTATTCGGGCTGATCTTGACGAGGTCCGCGATCTTGAGGGCCATGCGCATACTCAACTCACGCAACTTAGCCTTCTTGTCCCACATGAACTGCAACACCTGCTCACCCTCGTCACCTTCGAAAAAGTAATCGCGGAACAGACCACCATCGGTGTCGTTGTGAACCTGCTTGATACGCAACATCTTGTCACGCTCAGTATCAATCGTCAAGTCCAAAAAGTGACAACGACTCTGAAGAGCCTCGAGGTGATCCTGCAACTTCTTGCTCTTCAAGTGATCGAACTTGATGTTCGTAATAAAGATACACGAACCATTGAAGTCGAAACTGTCAGGGATGCCTTCGCGGCGCAACATGCTAGAATCACTGTTCCAGTAAATACGCCGACGCTTGCCTGAGTCAAGTGCAGCCTTGAGAATGTTCAGTGCGAGGTCATCCATCAACACACTGTCACAGTCATCGAACACAAGCACATGATTCTTGTCGCTGTGCTTGAACAATGTAGCATAGAGACCCAGTGCAGTCATAGCACCTTTGACGATCTCAAACTTGAGGGGCTTGCCTGCGATCTTGTCAAACATAGCAGCCTTCTCTAACTGCTGCTCGACACCAAACGACTTACCAACGCCCGGGGGACCTGACACGATCATAGCACGAATACCACCCTTAGTAGTAGCCGCCGCCATTTCATCAAGAATCGCAAATCGGGTACGAATGCGTTCGATAGCCTGCTCATCAGTCTCGACCTGGACACTTGCTGCCGGGGTCACAACTGCTTCAGTAGGTGCACCACTCACAAACTCAAAATCACTCATTGATTCTACCTTCACCTTGACAGTATCGATTGCAATCGGGAACTGACCCTCATTGCGAACCGTAACATAGTTACCCTTCTTACCTGACTGGAAGCCCTTCACCAACTTGAATTCAGTGTTGACTACAGACTCACCACGATAAGTACCATTAAGAATACGAACAACTGACATAAATTTCACTCCGTCAATTAACAATCAATAAATCAATTATAGTCCCTTAGAGGACCAAAGTCAAGCCTTGATATCAGCCCGAAACATGATAGTTTTGCGGACCTTGGGGCTTTCATTCATGAGCATAGTCACAAACGATTCCAAATAACCCACCGTGAAAGAATTCACATCATGCAGGTCTGTAGAATTCAAACTCACTTCAGCCCTAGCACGGATCTTTTCGATCAGGGCTTTAGCGATTTGTTCGTTTGTCAATTTTGCTTTCATGCAATCTCCGTCAATCAACTCTATGTACGTATTATGCTCCCAATACGACCCAAAGTCAAGCCTTTTTTCCACTATTTTCCGGATATTTTGTTGTTTAAAAACAACAACTTAGCGTTCCTCGTAGGCCTTGAAAATCTCAGGAATCTCAGGAACATTCAGATACTTCACGGGATTAGTCTTTACCCCGAAATTAGTCATCTTTTTATGAACAGGCCTGTTGTCAAACGGTAAGAATGAACTACGCACTGGATAGATATCAAAAGACTCTGTATCGATAATATCTAGGACCAGACTATTGAGTGCATGTACAGTAATGCCGCTAGTAGGACTCAACCATTCTACTGGCTGCTCAAATATTAAATGGGTCTTACTCTTCATCTTTTCTTTAATAAGATTTTCTAAAGATGCGACTTGTCCATACTGTCCATAATACAGATATTGAAAAGCCTGTTCTCCCCCACTATGATCACTATACTGGCATACTCGCTTCTTGGGTCCGATCGTTATACCGTATCCTACCCTGTGTACCTGCACACCGTCGTGGATAAAGAAATGACTAGTCTCAATCAAATAAAAGAATTGAAACTCAGAAATAGTCTTAGACATTTACGAACCCACTACGAATATTTTTAGGAAGATAGTCAGTCAGATCACCTGCATTTTCACTTTTAAAGTTATCAACAATCTTAGGCAACTTAAAAGTTCCGCCGAATGCACGGTATAATTTCAACATCAACACAAGTGATGCTAGGCGATCAACAGAGATTTCGTCCTTATTCTTGACAGGATCTAGGCTCCACTCAGTAGCATACCACTTAGTGAAAGTGCTGATGCTTTCGCTTTGCAGATTATCAGGACCTCCCTTAAAGAATTGCTGAATGATAGCAATCAACGGTTCCATAAACTCCTGCTGAAACTCATCACTATAAACATCAACATCCATATCCGTCATATAACGATAAAGTTCACAGAACAATGTGATTTCCATGATATGAATTTGTCGATTGGGCCAATGAGCCTTATGCGTCTTAAGCAAGAAACGCCATGCTTCACGCTTTTCTTGCGTTTTGCGATATTTGCGCATTTCGCTCACATGAAGGATAGCACATGGATGATCAATGTTTTCAAAATCAAATTCGCTGATGGGCTCGTAACCTTCATCCTCGCAGATTTTTTGAATCAGATGAGATTGTCGATTATCTGCTACATCAGTTTTGCCATCAAGGCGATAGCACAAAACTTCGATTCGATGATGATCGTATGGGCTAGGGCGCTTGCTGGCCATGCCGTTATCAACGACCCACTTATATCGTAGAATAGAACGATCATCAGTTTCAATGTATGCGAAGGGCACCTCTAGTTCAGAGACATCACCATTGTAATCCCACCACAAACCATTATGTGCTAGTGCTGCCTCATACACATTAGTATGCTGACCATTACCTGCGTGGTACTTACCCTTGCTATCTTTAGTCCCTGAAATGACTGACATGAACGGTGGGCGAAAATCCTCTGAGGTACCGATGTTGAATACATGCTTATGATCTAATTTACGTTGGACATCTTCGTCTATCTCAATGTCTTTTACTTTGACCATCGCCACCTTGACTCGTTCGGCGCGGGTGTACATGACCCCGTCACGCTTCAATTGTTCAAAGTGTTTTTCAATCTGTGATTTAAGTGGACCGTTAAGCCATTCATGCATCAAGTCAAGTGCAGACTTCGTAGTATATTCTCCCTGCTTACGCAAGAAACGATGTTGCAACTTTGTTGAATATTTTGCTGCTTTAGGCTTTTTATACTTAAACGGGAACTTCATACATTGCCCTCTTACTTTACCATTAATTTTAACTAGCAGGGAGGAAACATCCACACCGCGACTTATATTATCATCAATCTTGACATCACGCAATTTAACATTAGCCATTACTGAAAATCTCCTCTAGATCCTCGTCACTATAAAAATAACCTTGGCCCGGTTCATGCTTGTTAGGGCCCAAGTCATCAAACGATTCGCCGTTATAGTATTTTGAGATAACTACCTTAAAAGCACTATCCGGAAAATCTACCAACTCAAATCCGCCCACACGCCCATAGCCGTCATAGTTACCGCTAATGCGATCACCATTCTTGAATAATACTACAACTTGGCTACTGAATGCAAATGGTCCATTGCCAACTGCATAGATGTTCATCACAGGCTTCTGTGATTTGGCACATTGATAACTAAAGAATCCCATGATTAACCCCAATCCTTTTTGTCGCCGTTGCGTTCGTTGTCATCATAACCACAATTATACTCGGCAATCTGTTCCGGTGTCAACTCCGTGACTTCTTGGCTAGTGTATGTCGCACCTACGAAATAGTGCGGGCGACGGGGACGACCGTAATAACTATCTGCACTACCACGATCATAAAGACCACCATGACGCTGTTCCATTTCGATCTCCTAAATCTGTTACGATAATAGAAGTATATAGGATTATGGGTTAAAAGTCAAGCCTTAAAATGTTGTTTAAAAACAACAACTTACAGAGCCTCAGGATTTGGTGAAAACCCAGAGGTCTTCATAGTTGCCCCCGCGGGTCTTTTTCGCTTGTCTAGTGCCCGCTATAGCGGACCACTGAACTTTATAGTGCTTAGTGAAGTCTAAGTGTTTAGCCGCGACATCACGCATGTCCTCGCTGATAGTCATCTTGACCTTGTTCTTATTCACATAGTTGCTGATCACGAATCCGAACTTAGCGCCGGGCTTCATGACCTTAGCACAGAGTTTCACAGTCTCTTCCCAATAGCCGTTCAACCAACTCTGATAGTCGGGAAAACTATCTGTGCTTTGACCTTCGCTAGGATATAACTCAAGATCGAAATAAGGCGGGCTGAACAATACCGCATCGACACTATCACGATACTTGTTGACGAAATCATGTCTCATTTCTAACTTTTCGCTAGGACATAGATATAGGTCGATCTCTTTTTCAGTACTGATCCAAATGCTATCATCAGTAAACTTCTTATACTCATCATGCAACAGTTTGCCATTATCGACTACATCAGGTATCACATCTGTTGCGATAAATTTATTGAAGTTGCTAGCATAGAAGGCAAGTTGATAACTGTTCCAGCCCATGACAGGAGCGAACAATGTATCGCCAGTGAATACTTCGTTGAGTATTTCCTTGTAGGTACATGGATTGAATATGCTAGCACGATTAGCACCGATCATAAAGTCTAACCAGAACTGATCACTATCACCATCATACTTACAGATATGATCAAAGAACGCGGGACCAACTAAACTGTTTCGTAGTTTAAAATCTTCGAACATGACACGCATCAAACCAAAAGTATATTCGCTGTCAGTAGTCCATAGTTTCTTTGTGTTATAGAAATTGACAAAGTTAATGTTCTTACAAATCTTGCCATACTTGCTGTTAGTGCGACCTGCAAATGTATCATCTTTCAATATGTCTGCGTCGGGTAATTCGAAATAATAAGATACATCTTCTTTCAATTTACCATAACGGTTAAACCAATTTAGTAATGTCGTTTGTGCATCTGTGACTAATATCCTATATAGGTTCTGTTTATATAGGTCTAATCTTTCTTTGCGATCATCTTTCTTGCTGACGCGGTTGACGAATGTATCGAGGTCGCTACGCACAACAAATGCCCCGCTACGATCCATAACATCAAGCACACATATCCTATCACAGAATTCTTGATATGTGACATTGGGTAATTTGAATAGTTGTAAAAAGTCTTGCTCAGTAAAAATTAGTTTCTTCATGGTCACGTATTTATAGCCTACCAATCCTTGTAGATTTTTGTGCCATCGATGACTGTTGGTTTATGATTCTGAATGAATAGGTCTGCTAGGAATGCTTCAGATATCGTGATCACATCATGCTTCATCTTGCTCTGGTCCAACTTACCACGCTCTAGCCATGCGTTTCGTTCTAGCAACAACCGTTGATAAATCTTCTCACAATTTTCTTGGCTAGCGATATCATAGATGCGTTTGATGCTTAGATCGTCTTTGTCACGGGCTACGAATAGATAGCGTGGATGCTGGATATCTCCCATAGCATGAAACAAGAATACAGCATCACGACCTGCATGTTTGCGCAACTTACCACGCTTAGTATATGGACTGCTGATTCGTGCAGCCTTCATTTCAATATGAACATCCCCGCTCTTTGCGTCTTCTCCATTGCGTGAGAAATTGATATTATAGTTTGGATCATATTTACTGACCACTTCATAAATGCTCAATGCGCTGAGTGCATCTGTATCGAGGACATCGATGCTATATTTCTTGAAGAGTTTGGCACGGATAGCGAAAATCTCTTTTCGCGCCTCGTTCATCTCGGTAAGAATAATGGGTTGTAGATATTTGCTCATTCAACGATTATAACAAATCGTTAATTTAGTGTCAAGTCAATGTAGTAACTTTTTACCTTCATACATCTTTGTAATTTGGGTTGCGATCTGTGACAGTTCTATGGCTCGCTCTGCTACATCAGCATCGGTATTATCATACCATTCTTCAAAGTTGTTTTCGGCAACATGTGCCCATAAATCCATGAGCAGCATATAATCTTCTTCACCAAACTCATCATAGAGTTTGAGTTCTAATGGACCTAAATTTGCAATCAATTCAGGAAGAGTGTTGAATCGTTGGACTGACATTTTTCTCTCCTACACATATATTTATTTTCAACTAGTAGTAATCACGGCCATAATTAAAATTTTCAAGGTTATAAATTGTATCACGGAAAGTTTTTACGCTATCGCATATATTCCATGGTTGATTGTCTACAAAGAGTTTTATGAAACTATCATTATAAACACGAACAGACACATCTAATCCTGTATAGCAGAATGTGATATGTATATATGGATATCTGCCCTCGTGGCGTGAGGTCTGAATGTTACTAAAGATTTTGTTTTGTTTTGTATGAAGGAAAGCCAATATCAATGATACTGTTTTCTCAGTCATACGAACGACCAGTTTTCCATGACGAAATATTCGTTAAGGTCTTTCTTTCTCATGTAGTATTTGGTCACAATATTCAATCTATCATTGTTGATATGCCTATCTAACAATTCCAACAATGGATTATTTGTTGCGATTGAGAACATGACTTTATTTAGTGCTTCGTCTTCGAACCAATACTCATAATTATTGCTATGCTTGCGTTGATTTTCGATCTTCTTCACGAACTTGAGATCGCGGCGAACGGCTTGCGACATATCATTAGGTCTAGCGTTTTTAAAGTACATAGATTTAAAGATAGCGTCTACAGACTTGTCGTAATCATAAAAGTATGGTAACTTATATACGATACCGCAAAGGCTTTCAAGTACCTTAGTGCTGTCGCTATTCAAAAACTTCTGCAGGTCTTTACGGAACTTAGTCAACTCACGACCTTGCAATGTCAGCACAGTCAACTTTTCGCCATAATACTTGCGAATGTTCTCTGCTTTCTTTCTATCTAAATCCGTAACCTGCTTTTCAATCTCTGGATTATTAAGACTGCGGCTGAATCTAGTATGAGCAGGTTGATTGTGCGCCAATCGCTGTATGCAACAACTGATAGCAAGCACATCTTCCGGAAACAATTTTACTACATCTTCTTTCTCTGCTTTAGACCAGGTAGAAAGAAGATCATCCAAAGTAGGTCTTACCTTTCTACCTTGAATCTGTGCTATTACATTTACGCTAGTAGTCATTAACTCACCGTTATGTCTTCCATTCCGGCTGTACGCAGCCGTACGATGTGGCCCAACTGCCACTGCTTGCTATCAAGCCCTTTCATGATACCAAGCCATTTATTTCTCAGTAATGCAACTTCGTTGATCAATACTTCGAAATCGATAACCTCGTCTTCACCATCAGTATACTTCTCAGCATCACGACTTGTCAAGGCTCTATTGTAGCCTTCTAAGTACTTTTGGAAATATTTCCTGCGTAATTTGCGTAATTGGATATTCAAATAGTTTAATACCGCTTCTATCTCTTGTAGTTGGTTGAATCGTTGTTCTGTGATGCCGGGTAAGTTAGAGATATTCTTCTCTACCTTTCCACCTACCCGGCAGTCATATCTTGCCTGTTCTAACTCTACTTCATAATGACTTATGAAGTCAGGGATAACAGATAAGTCAGCGGTGATTCTGGTGTACCAATTCATCTATCACCATTCATCGTCTTCGTTATCTTCATCCTCTTCGTACTCTTCGTACTCTTCTTCCTCTTCAAATTGACTGTTATAGTCACGCAATGCCTGCATCACTTCTGTTTCTCTACGAAATGCTTCTTTGATATCAGCAGGTTCGAAATCATTTTCAATCAATACATTGACTAATGTTTCTGCTGCGTCTGGAAGATTTGATCCATCGATCTCAAATTTCAAGGCACGCCATACTTCAGCAATGACAGTAATACTCATCCTGTTATTCCTCCGTTTCAGAATTTGTATTACTTATCTTCTCTTGACGATTTTGATATTCTGACATTACCTTGTCTAAGCAACCATCTTCATTGCTCTCCCAGCCTTTGCGGAAGAACTTGATGATCTCGCCGTCGTTAGTTGTGTAACTCAATCGATTGCCTTCCTTAGTCAACAAGTTTGCCTTCTCAAACAAATCAAGCAAACCACTATAAGGATTCATGCCAGTCTCATATGGGATCTTGACTTGAACACTTTCAAAAGGCTTAGCATAGCGAGTCTTCATGACCTTACATGCTGAACGAATGCCGCGCACTTCGCTGATCTTGTTGCCTTCATCGTCTTCCTTGAGTTTGAGTTTCTTCATTGCAACAACAATACTTGAAGCATAGATGAAGCCTTGACCACCGCTGATCTTGTCATCCGGATCAAACATATCCTGTGAAGCATATGTGTGATTGGTTGCGACAAGTCCGACATTGTGTGATCCAAACATGTTTACACAGTTACGAACAAGACTAGTGAGTGCTTTAGGCTTGCGACCCATGTCACCCTTCATGTCACCACTTTCAAACTGATTGACATCAGTTGGAGTCAACAACATGCCAAGACTGTCGATGATGAACAATACCTTGGGGCGTTCAGTCTCAGGCATCGTCTTGTAACTCTTCATGAATTCGCTGATAGTCTTAGCGACATCATCGATCATTGCCATGTTGAGTTTCAACAACTTATCTTCGGCTGTATCGACACCAAGTGCCTTAAGCCAATCTTCATCAAGTGCGTTTTCGCTATCTACAAGAACAACGAAAATACCTTGTTCTTGCGCATGACGAACCAAATTACCAGAGCAGATATAACTCTTGCCTGAGCCTGATTCACCTGCGAATACAGTTACCTTACCTAGTGGGACTCCTTTGTTAAAGTCTCCGCTAATAAGATAATTGAGAGCGTAGTTACCGGTACTGATCCAATCAGTAGGATCATTGAAACCAATACTGAGACCTTCAATACTTTTGGTAATATCTTTCCTAAATTTACTAACATCAAATGGTTTCGCCATATTACTTTACCCCCTTCGGATGTTCTTTCGGTTCAACCACGATATCTGAACGACCAATAGCCTTAAGCCATGTATTCAGTCTATGAATGATTGTGCTGTCATCCCTGGGGTTATCAAAACTGATATTACAGTCCATGACTGTATCACCGCTATCTGCTTCGCGGCTACTATAGTTTAGAGAAAAATTCTCATTTACTTTAATTGTTTTTGCCATATAGTCCTCTTACTTCATTATGTTTCGTTTTGCTAGTCTATCACTAAATGCGATTTTGTCAAGCATATCAGGACAACTATCTGCGATACGATCCAATTCGTAATCATTAGGATAGTGTCTTAATGCGCCTCGGGCACGATCACGGACGATGCTCGGCACCCTGGGCGTCTTGCCCGGATCACATAGTTCTTCAAGCAATTTTTTTCCTTGCTTTAGTGCGCGGAATCTTTCGTCTGGTAGTGTCATGATCTTGCTCCTATGAAAAAGAAAGATTGGGGAGAGCGAACTCTCCCCGATCTAATTAACCCTTCTGCTGACGGCTACGGATCATCGCTAAAATGTCCTGCGCCTTGTCGCTAGAAGTACTCTTAGGAACAGTTACTGGTTCACTTGCCTTAGTTGATTCTTCCTCATCTACTTCGTCAACTACTGGCTTCTTTGCCGAAACATTGAGAGTAGTAGTCTCAGTCACATGAGGGGCACTTGCTGCACCTGCTGGAGCCTCAAGACCATATGGACGATAGTATGCACCCCACTTATCATTGTCATAGGGCTTACCATCTACTGAAGCCTCGAACATCTCCTTGATGACACGGAGTTCTGATTCGCTTGGCTTCTTTGGCAAGAAGTCAGCAAGATTAAAGAGACCATGAGCCTCGATTGCAGCCTGCTCTGCTTCAGTCAATGGGCTTTCACGGCGTGCCCAGTTTGAAGTAGAATAGTCAGCATAACCACCCTTGCTTGTTTTCTTGACGTTGAAATCAGTACCATTCAAGAAATCAGTTGGGATGTTTTCCATATCAGGATCCATCAAACTTGCCTTGATGATAGTGAAAATCTGTGGGCTGATGACGAATCTACGAATCGGGTTCGCAGGAGTTACATCATTGCCGATTGGGTTCTGTCGCACGAAACCTTGAAACAGATAACTACGCTTCTTCCAATACTTGTTAGCCATTTCTTTGAGCGTGTCGTCTTTATACCAAGGACGAACTTCAGCAAGAATAGGACAGTTGTCGCCATACATTTCTACGCATGGAACCTGTACAACTACTTGCTTCATGTTTGGATCACCCTTGACGCCATTGAATGGCAACTTGATGATCTGACGCTCTACCCAGAAGAAGGTATTCTTTGAATCTGCGTCTGGAAGAAAACGAATAGTGGCAGTAGTGCCTTCTTCCATATTCCAGTGCGGATAAATTGCGTTATCTGATTGGGTGCGCTGACCCTGATTTGACTTTTTGTTTTCTTGTGCCGCGAGACGGGCACGGATATCTGCTAGATTTGCCATAGTATAATCTCCTTTAAAAAAATGCCTATGTTGAGCCTAAATGTGTTTTATGTTTTGTTGTCGGAGACAACTAACACATGATGACATTATATACTAACGTCATCGTGTGTCAATAATACTTATACCCTATTGATGAGTAAAATATATTAATTTATTGTGTATTGGGCGAATTACTTGCGAACGATTCTAAGGATAGCATCGAGGTCATCTTGACCCTCTTTCACATCTTTTTTGTGAGCCTTATCCATAGACTTGTTTAATGCATTTTCAGCATCTTTCTCAGCATCTTTTGCTTTAATTGGTGTAGCCTTACCACCTTTAGCATATGGGTTCCCTGAACTCTCACCGCCTCTATCACTTGATGGTTGTGACTTGTCCATTTCACTTAACTCTACACTTTCATTTGCGCCAACTAATTTGCCAATATTATTGTTCTTGACCTTTTCAGTCGGGCCTAATTGACCTACACGCTTTTGGTTTGCATCCAAATCTTCATCGACGCCTGCTCGTTTCAAACCACGATCACGCTTGGCATTGACAGATTTGAAAAACTCTGCTTCATCTTCCCATTCAGCACGACCGGGTGATTGATCTTTCGCTGCTCTGTGTAGAGCCTGATTCATGCCTTTAGTGTTGAACTCTTTGTCCTTTTTAGCAGCGGCTGCATAAGCCTTTTTTGTTTCTGGGCTTAATTCATTTAATGTTTCATCTATATCATCATTTGATATATTTAAACGGTCCATGACGATTTGAACAACTTCATCAGTATCTAACTTATGTGGGCTATCCATCATAGTCTGATATTCTTCTACAGCACGATAAACATCATCGCTGGATAGGTCTGTCTCGCCACCTAAACTATCAACGATCTGATCTGCTACTTCTGAAGATGGGCTAAAGCCTTCGCCCAAATCAAATGCTTTTAGATTTGATTTTTCAGTAGCATCATTATGTGCCAATGTCTCTGCGCCCGGCGCTTCATCAAGCATATCAGCAGCAGGTTCTGCTAGTGTCTTTGTTGTCTCGTCTTCTACCTCAGTGATTGATTTTGCCCACTCGTCAAGTTCTTTGACAGCAGACATCTCATTTATATTCTTTGACAATCTCTTTAGGATAGGCATCACGCTTTCGATGCGAGGATCTAGTGTCTCCTCTACGAACAATTCATTCAACGATATATCATCGTCTGCTTCTTCGTTCAATACAGGAGTGTAACTCTCAAAATACTTGTTGTAACCACGATGGCTAGTCATGCCCTGCAATGTCATGCGTAGGTTATTGTAGTGCATCAAACCTTCATTGACTAGTTTAAG